GCTCTTTACGGAACTGGGTTAACTGCAAGAACTGTCGAGGAACTGGCGCAAGATGTTCAAATGAAAGGTTTGCAAAAACAATTTAATACTATGTATCCTCAGCTAAGTCAGGCCAAAAAAGACGAAATGCAACGTCAATTAGCTGCAGCACAAATTCGCCAAAATATTTCTACTGCCGCTAACATGATAGAACGTGGTCAACAAACTGCACAAACCATAGGAATTAATGCTGCAAATACACTTGGTAATGCATTAGCTTCTCAATATCAATATCAGTAATCATGGCTAATACACCATTTGATTTTTTAAATACACCTACAAGGTTTGCTTCCTTAGGGTTGAATTTTAAAACCGGGAGACGGGACGATCCGGCTCAGTCATATTACACGGGTATTAAATCTTCTGAAGCCGTACCTGGATTTTCAACTGATAAAACAGATTACCAATCTCTTTTATCAGAGTTTGTTCCGGCAGGTTACCAGGCGCCAACGTTTGGTGCAGCAACAGGACAACAAGTTAATCCAACGGTTAATGCAGTACCTGATTTATCTCCAGCCCAGATGGCAGCTATTCAATATCAACAAATTATGGGTCCTTACAATAGGGCCGAAAGAAACGAAGCAGCAGCTTTTCAAAGTGATTTAACGCAACAGCAGTTAGAAAGAACCTATCCTTTTTTAAGTGCTGCTGCTAATGAAGCAACACAACGTGCTTTAAGTGCCAGTAAGGAATGGGCTGCTTATAAACAAGGCTTACCTACTACAGCACAGGATATTATGACAGCCAAACAAAATCAACTTACCAGTGCGGCACAAGCTAAGTACCTTGAGGATTTAGGAATAGCATCACTTAATACATCAGCAAAACAACAAGCAAAACTTGGTTATACTGGAAAGAGCTTTTCAAGTTAATTGAACAGCTTTTTATTAAACTAGTTTTTTAATAAAAATTTAATCATGGGATCTTCAAACCAAAAATCAAAATCGCCAACAGTTATTTACTCGCCGCCGCCTCCTCCTCCAACAACCACTGATGTACCCTCACAGTCTTATGAGACTCAAGTACGGTTGGATGAGATTGCCAATGCACAAGCACGTTCAAATGCAGAGTTCGGTGCAGAAATAGATCGCAGTCAAAACGAATTCTTTACTAATCAAGATATTAGGAGAGATCAGGCCTCTGCTGGTGAACAGCGGATGACAATAGGAAAGCAGGGTGAAGAAGAACGTGCAACAGTAGGTGCAAAAGGTGAGCAAGAACGTTCAACACAGAGAGAACGTTATGCTGGTGAGCAAGTTTTAATAGGTGCTAGAGGTAAAGAAGAACGTTTAGGCATTGAAACTTCAGGCGCTCAACAGCGTTTAGGTATTGAAACCTCAGGAACCCAACAACGTTTAGGAATTCAAGAAACGGGTAAAGAAGAACGTTCAACACAAAAGGAACGTTATGCTGGCGAAGAATCACTAACTAAAGTTAAAGGAACAGAAGAACGTTCTGGAATTAGAGAAACCGGTTCTGAAACACGTTCTACCGTTCAAACGAGTGGCCTAGAACAACGTTTAGGAATTAAAACTTCAGGAGAAGAAGAAAGAGAAACAATTGGTAAATCAGCAACGGAACAACGAGCTTCTGATTTACAGAAAGAAATGTATAGGCGTTACGCAGAAAATAGAGATTATGAACAAGCTCAAAATCAATATCGAACATGATTACTTGGATTAAAGAGTTAACAGAAAAGGAAAGAGAATCTTTCCATGCGTTTTGCAAAAAAACGCTATCACCGATACAAATGTATCTTTATGCAAGGTTTCTAGGTTTTACTGGAAGCATAGTTGAGTGCAATGAATGGGCGCAAGAAATACATTCAAAGAAAAATTTTAATGCCATATTAGAAGAAGAAATTGAGTTAATGCAGTTAGACATTTCAAAGTTACGTGATGCAATTGATCTTGGAATGGTTAAACAAGATATGGGGACAGCAAGGATTGCTATGTTGCAAAAAGAATTACGCGGTTCAATAAAACAATTAAATGATGAGAAAGTTTTAACAGATAAACAAGGGTTGATTCTTGCCGGTGCAGATCGCGCTTTACGGGAAATGCTATCAATCTTCCGTGACGACCCTATTGAAGGACCGCTTCAAGAAGCGTCCATGGGGGTATGGACAAAAATATTGGCAGAAGAATCTTAAAGTTTAGTGCCTTAAGCTGATGGCATGGCAGGCACATCACTTTATTCCGTTTACCGAAGGACCGCACGTGCTGCAGCAAAACAACAGATAGTAAAAAAAAGTTCCAATATTGACATTGAGCTGGCAAGAAAAGATTTTGCTTATTTTTGCACAGTAGTTGGAGACAAACCACCAGCGACACATCACCTTCTCTGGCACCAGCACTTATGTACTGGAAATAGCTCAGAATGTTTAATTAATATTGCTGGCCCAAATGTAGATATACTAGGTCCTAGGGGTAGCGCAAAAAGTACAATTTTAGGTTTATTTACAGCATGGACAATTGGTGTACATGCTTTAAACAAGAAGCCATTAAAAATTCTTTACATTTCTTATACTGTTGATGTAGCCAGGCCAAAAAGTGCTGCTATTAAAAGAATCATAGAAGAAAGTAAAACATATAAAGAAGTATTCCCAATGGTAAAAATTGCCAAAGGAATTAATAGTAACGAATACTGGAGTATTGATTGGAAGTTTGCCGGTATCAGATCTACCGGTGAAGAAGAATTCACTCTTTGCTGCGCTGGCCTAAAAGGTGCCGTTACATCAAAACGTAGCCATCTATGTATAATAGATGACCCGATTAAGAGCTCTGACGACATTAAGAACAGAGATATACGAGTAGCAATGGAAGATAACTGGAACTCAGTTATTACTCCTACAATGTTTGAAGGTGGGCGTGCAATTTGCCTTGGTACTAGGTTCCGTCACGACGATGTTCACGCCAGTACTTTTACACCTGGTAATGATTGGGTTCAAATTGTTCAATCCGCAATAACGGTAGATGATCAAGGAGAAGAGGTTTCTTATTGGCCAGAGATGTGGTCACTTGAGTATTTACAAGATCGTCGTCGTCAGGCTCCTATAAGTTTTAGTTTTCAGTATCAAAACCAAATTGTACAAACAAGTGAACTATCTGTATCTCCAGATTTAATTGTTAAGGGTCAAATTTCCACTCAGTTTGATGCGTTAGGTATTGGCGTTGATTTGTCTGCTGGAATAAAAGAACGAAATGACTATACTGTTTTTGTTATGGGTGGAAGAGTTGGTGACAAAATTCATATTATTGATTGCAAACGAATCAGGATTATGGGTAACTTAGAAAAATTAGAAGCATTAATGGAAATGATGTATGAGTGGGGAGTTGTTCACAAAGATGGGAAAGATTATCATCCGACTGGAAACACTATTGATGTATGGTCTGAAGCTGTAGCTTATCAAGCATCTTTAGAAGCTGATTTCAGAAGAATCTGTCAAGGTGATCATGGACTTTATAATATTAATTGGCATCCTGTCAAAGGATTTCGCGGAGACAAAGTAGCACGTTTTAGGGGAATCATGGGTTTATTTGAACAACGTAAGCTAATCTTTAACAGGTACCGTAAATTTATGGCCTTAACCGATGAGATTGTAAATTTTGGTGTCAGTTCCCACGATGATTGTGTTGATGCTTTAATTTGGCTTTGTAATGGTTTAATGACCAGAGGAAAACTAGAGCTAGAGTATTGACGCAACTTAAACTTATACAAACACTCAAAAATGTCTACCGGCTATTACGTCATCGAGCTTGAACAGGACGCTTACGGCTCCGCCCTGCTCCCACTTCCCGACGAACTTTGTCACGACATGTCCCTTATCCCTGGGGAACAATTTGATGTCGAGGTAGAGGACGATGTGATTACATTCAAAAGATTGCATGCTGGTTACAAAATTGAGGCATAATAGAAAAACAGGTATTTTTCAAAAATGAGCGATAGCAAGTCAGCGTTAGATTCTATCCTCAAATCCGTTGTTAGTCGAGACGGAGGTGGCTCTGCGGACACCATGTTGGTGAATGCACACCTTGCCCAAATGAAAATGTTTGGGATTCGTCAAGGCGTGGAATTTTATCCTGACCAGGATAATTTTGGTACACAGCGATTTGATTTTGTTCAACAAGTAATTCGGTTTAATAAACTTGATGCAAGGTTGGATTCCATCTGGGATCGGTTTCTTGCATTTGGAAAAGGTTTATTTTATATAAGGCCTACAAAAAAAACTTATCGTTTATATTGGTTTGATAAAGATGCTTACCGTTCATATTATAGTTCCGACGGCGAACTAGAAGAAGTAATAATTATCTATCCTTATAAAGTAAAATCAAATCGTGGTTTTTCTGGAGTAG